TTTTATATTAGATCTGGCAGATTCAAAGTCGTGTTGTAGTGGAGTATCTGCAATGACATTCGTAACAGCAATTTCTTTTGATTCGAATTCTTCTTTTGATTTTTCTTCCACATCAAATGGAATATTCAATGCATTTGATATATTTTCATTAGATCTAATCATCCTGTTCCTCCACTATAGAAATTTTCAGAAGTAAATCCAATATATCTGTCTCCTGTAAATCCAAAATCTGTAATAAAATTAGAAAATTGATTTTTATACAGATTTATATCAATATTTTCTATATACGGTCTATTATCTGTCACTACAGGACTATAAATATAACTTTTCATAGTAAAGGACAAAGTAGAAACGATAGCACGCCTTGAATCAAATGCTCCTTCGTAATCTTCATTTACATCTACATCGTTTAAAACAATAGGAACATCTACTTTATTGTGCAATGGTGTCATATTAACAGTAACAGTAAAATCTGGAGCAAAATATGGAATTATTTGTTCTATGATTTGAAGATTATGTTCAATGCTTCTAGAAAAACAATATAATGCAACAGTAAAATTGTAAGGAGCTTCTGAATACGATCTGAGTGGATTTCCATTTACTATTTTTGTTTTTTCTTTTAATCTATTAATTCTTCTTGTAGCATCATATTGTAAGTTTACTATTTCAAATCCCATTCTAGGAAGATCTGCTTGAATATGTGTTTTGTCTGTGATTCCACTTTCTTCTATTATGAGTCGAATAAATTTTTCTTTAGGTCCGTAACTTATTGGAACTCTTCTTTTTTGTATCGTACCATTTCTTTCTGTTTTTGTGTAAATAGAATTAAATAACGATCCAAAGATAATCACATGTTTTCTGATAGATTCATTGAACTGATTATCGAGTATTTGGGTAAACATTAATAATTACCTTCTGAAAATGGATCTATATCAGTGAAATCAAATATCTTGATTCCTTTGGTTTGAGTCAGATCGTTATCTGATTGTGGGGTCGATGTAAATGGATCTTTGGATATTGTTGTATCGCTTATTGCGGTACTTCCTTTGAAATAATATTCTGCACCAGAATCTGTTCCTCTTATGGTTTGATTGGTTGCAAAAGAAAATCCGCCGCTTATTTCTATAAGATGAATTGCATTCTGAGTGGATCCTTGAATAAAATTCAACAGGGTTGCAGTTGTTGTGGCATTCTGTAAAGATCCTCCAGTTACTCCCAATACTTGATACACTTGTTCTCCGTCTAATAGTTTTGTTCCAGAGATAGGATTTACATTAATAAATGCATATGTAGTTTTTACGTTCCTTGCAAGTTGAACTTCGTCGACATCTGTTATTCCGGTATTGATGACTTCTCCACTGTAAGTAAACAGTTCTAATGTTAGAGCATATGTGGTTAATCCGCCTAATTGATAAAATGGAAATTCGTCTTCTACATAATTGATTTCAAATAAAGATTTAGAAAGAGGAAGATAAATTAAATCACCTGTTCTAGGTTTTAATATTTCTGTCCTTTTAAGTTTAACTTCTTCTTCAAATCTTGTTTTAGAAATCAATATAGATGCACGGTCAGTTATTTGAACTCCAAATTTCATTATAACATCTCTGTTGCCATCAAAACGATCTACATTTACCAGGTACGCCTCCAATGGATACCCTTCAGTAAATTTTGATTCAGGGTCTTCGCCGAATAATTTGTCTATAACAAGATAATCTCTTGGAATATAAAGAATATCTCTACCGGTAGCTTTAATAGTTTCTATGGTTAGATTATCAATCAATTTTTGTTCTGTTATAGAATCGTATGATTTAAAATACGGATTAGTAGCCATTTTGTTATCCTATGAAAAAATCAGAAGGCATTTCGTGTGTTGATATGAGTTCTTGTTCGATATTTTGTATTTCTTGCATTGCCTCTTGCATTATTGCCCCTCCTCTCGTACTTATTCCACCAGGCAATTGAACTCCGTCGAATTTAGACATATTTGCTCCCCATTGACGTTTAATCAAGGCAGTAACATATTTTTTAAGTAATCGATCATCGTATATTTCGGTATAAGATTCTGGATTCAATGCAGCATATGCTTCTATAATCATAAAATCTCCTATACTAACATCTTCCATTGTGCCATCTATGTAAATTCTATTTTTGACTTTACTAAATCTTATAGCCTTTTCTGGAGAAAAAAATTGTTCAATTAAATTGATATATCTTTTAGTAGACGCGTATTGAGGAAGACCCAAAGAACTTTGAGACGCTAATCCCCTATTAATACCAAAATAATCTGTTAGTGCCATTTGATATCTGACATCGAACATATTAATATTAGCAAAATTGCTGTGACGAAAAAGGCGAACAACACTTACAATAGTAGAACCATCTGGTCCGTCTCCTGTTATTCCAGAAGGAGGAGCAAGTTGATCGGTATCAATATAGGCTTTTTTAATATTATCTTCAGTTAATGCATATTTGAAATAAACTTTTTCTACACCGTCAAAGTGTCTTTCTGCAAACAATTCTAATGCATCGTCTACTCGATCTTGGCATTGTTGATAATCTACATTTATTTCGATTACTGGATGCCCCAATGCACGAAGTGCATACTTAATAATACCGTCTTTAGAGTTAACATTGCCCATATATTCTCCTTATTTATTTATAAGAAAAATATATTAGATTAAATTATTTTGGTTGTTCTGGTGGTGCTGGAGTCGCTGGAGTCGCTGGAGTCGCTGGAGGTTCAGGTGTAGTAACAGAAACAGATTGAATTTCTTCAAATTTCATATTTTCAATGTAATATCTTCTAGTTATCGGAGAAACAGATTCTTCTGGGCTAGATTCTGTGTAATTGTTGAACCCAGGCATTTGCAGAGGACAATTTAATTTAGGATAATCTAGTTTAGAGTATTCTGTTTCTGCTGCATTCAACCATGTCATTGGTTTATCTCCGCATCCACACCCACCACAGAAAAACTTACCTTCTGTTTTGCTTTTTCTTAAAAATTCACAAGCAGGTAGTTCTCCACCAGAACTCTTGTTTCCAAAACAACTCAAAACTCGAAGTTGTTTTAGTTCTACGGATACCTTATTATTTTCAATTCCTCTAGATGCTAAAGCACTTACCAGACTTTTTGCCATTTTAAACATACCATCTGGATTTTCTATTTCTCTGGAACGAAATTCTGTTTCTGTTTGAATTTCTGGAACAGTTTCAGATAAATTTTTTGAAGAAACAGAGTTTGGAATAGGATTGGATAAATTGGGTTCTGTGTTCATTTTGAATACCTCATATAGACTATTTATATGTGATGTAGAAGTAGGATTCGGATTATCGGAAATATTTGAGATATTGTTTGGTGTGGTCTTGGGCATAGTCCGAATAGGCGGAATAGGCGGAATAGGCGGAATAGGCGGAATAAATCCTTGTTCTTTCCGCTTGCAATTTTCTCCAGTGCAAGGTTTATTTTTATTACAACCACACGACATAATTATTGGTCACAAGGATTGGGGCAATTACCACTACTACATGCCGTCGTTCCATGATATATTCCTCCCCATCGGAGACATAAATTTTTAGGAACTTGAGTACATAATCCTCGAATACAACAATTTCCTATTTCAAAAGAAGTTCCAGCAGGTGCCATATCTATACAAGTTTTGTGTGGATAAAAATATATAAAGCCGTTTGTTTTTGAAGGTATACACTCATGTTTCTCTACATGATCGGTACATCCTATTGCGACTGCCAAGGTGTTGTAGTCGACACATACACCCTGCATATAGGCAGGAATATTTTTTTCAGAATTGTATCCTGAATGAAATACCTCAGCAAATATTGTAGCTCCATTATTTTTTGTTGTTAATGTTATAATACTTTTACCTGGAGGCAAAACACTATGTTCGGGTCTAAAGTATACGTTCAATGGCAAAGATGTTAATTTATCAGAAACTATTAAAGAAAAGGTAAATATTTCGCCAGTAGTACCAGAAACACCAGGAAATCCTGTAAAACCTCCTATAGATCTTCCCGTAAAATAAGTAATACTTTTATCTATAACGTTAAAACTGGACACAGAATCTTGAGTGTTTGTAGTTGGATTTCGGTTAAACGAAACTAAACAATTAGTTGTGCCCATTGTGGCATTTAATATCAAATGAGTATATGATGTATCAGAGCTTCCACTAAATCCTGCTTGTATAGAAGATTTTAAACCAGCATCTACATATAAAAATCCTCCAGTTATTGCTGTTATTGGGAGTGGAGTTCCATCAGAATTAATTATAACATTGTAATTATCTGACGTAACCGTTATTTGTCCTGTAGTAGAATTTAATTTCTTTAGTGATAATGTATTTCCACTAATTGACTTAAATATACTAAACCCAGTTGATTTTCCTGTTGCTGTAATACCTGATGCTGATAATGTATTTCCTCTAAATATATTAGCATCAAAAGTTATAGAACTACCATCAAATAAAGTGAATCCAGCTATATCATTTGTCACAGAACTGTCACTAAGTAATAACCAGCCTCTGTCATTAGGTTTAAATCTTTTTGTAGCTGTACTGCCAGTGGGTCCATATCCTGTTGATCCAGTAGATCCTATATTGCCCTGGGGTCCCTCAGGTCCTGGAGCACCTTGTGGTCCAGTAGCACCACTTGCAGAGAAAAAATGACTACTTCCTATGGTCATGGTACACACTCACATGGATCTTCATTCAAACACGAATTTGCATTACACGGTCCCATAAGAGGCTTTCCTAAATAATCTCTACATTCTTTTATATACGAGTTGATGCAGGTGTATCCCTGTGAAGTATAGTCATAGTAACAACATCCTACTTTGTTATAAGTTATTCCATCACAAGAAGCTCCTTGAATATAATGGCCTCCCAAAGTTTTACAACTCACTGGACCCATATAATTAATACAATCGTAATTATCATTAATAATACAACAACCGTAATTTGAATTACTGCCTCCTTTCAGAGAAGTTCTACCAGCAGGATCTTCTATATATTTTCTAAAATATACTATATTTCCTGAAGTTATTTCAGATCCTGTTGTGCTGTACAAATACAATGCAGATTGAAATGTATTTCCATTTATTGTGGATAATGGTTTAGAAAAAGAAAGTCCAGAGGTATAGCCGCTTATATTCATATTAGAAAATGCAGTTTCTGAAGCCAAAGTCCCAATACTATTTTGTCTATAATTATCAAATATTGTGCTGGTATCAGAAGAATCAAATTCTCTATTATTTAATAAATATAACTTTAGTTCTTTTTTGATAGGATCCCAAAAATTATTTGGACTAACATATAGTTTATTATTACTAACTCCGCTAATGATATTGTATAAATTCGTAGAAGTTAATCCGGTTATGGTTATTAGATCTGAAGTCTCCGTTGCTGATATTCCATTAAATATTATATTGGAAAATGTAATTATATCATAATTATAAGTAGGCCCAGTACCCAACCAATCTCCTTTGATCGTTTGGGTGGATGTTGTTCCTAATATGGAAAATGAACCAAGAGTGGAACCTTTTATGTTAAAAAATATTAGTTCATTTGTACCTGTTCCATATGTTGTATTTACTGCTGTGCGTAGTTGAACTGTGAGTCCTATGGCAGAAATTCCGTTTTGTCCAAAATAAAAATAAATCTTTCCTTCATTGGCTGCGAAAGAACTACCACTAATTCCGAATCCTGTATTTCCTTGTATTAAAGTAGATCCAGTTGGTCCGGGTAAACCCGGAGTTCCTTGAGTTCCACCAGGACCCTGTGGACCTGCTGGTCCCACACCCGTTAGATATAAAATTGGAGAACTACCAGTAGACATATTTTATATATTAAATGGAATTAAATTAAACGGATTCGATTCATTGTTTTTAGTACAATTGAATAATCTAACTAATCTCACCGATTTTTTATTCAATCTATTATCCTTTTTTGTTGTATATGCAGATGTATTTTCTTGTGGAAATTTCATGGCCCAAGAAACAGATCCAGATTCAGCTGTGATTCCGGTATATATTCCTTCTCCATGTGTTGCACCATCGTTTATTGCAAATGAACCAGTAGAAGACCAATATTCTCCTTTTAGCGGAGATCCTTCACTATTTACTAGTATTTGATTTAGATTTTGAAATTTACAACTATATGCTATAAATGCCAATTGATCCATGCTAGGAATATGCCAAGAACTTAAATTTTCTTTAAAATATTTATCTTTTCTATTTATTTCTCGGAGTGCATATGTCATTGTTTTCATTGTTTCTGTATCAAAATTAACATGTGGCATATATTGCGAATAGTTTAAATCCGAATCTACAGTGATTCCAGAAGAATAAAATAATTCGGAAGAATTGATTCTCATTGTGTTGCTTATTCCCCAACTATTAGACCATCTGCCGTTTACAGATTGAATAACATTCTCAAACTCATTTATTTCGGTAATTACTCTTTTTCTTTCACAAGAATTATTTTCGTTTATTTCTTTTAGATTTTCATTATTGGTTTTAGATTGATTTATCACGTGTCCTTCCCCGTAATGCATTAAATTTTTTGTATTTTTTTGTATTATCCTTCCACTAAAAGAAAGAAGTGGTCCCCAGGAATTTACACTACTAGACCATATAAAAGTATCTATTTCTTTTTTAGGAGTATAAATTGATTCTAAGTCATAGATCATATCGTCCAGTGACAAAATCATTGCATAAGAATCACCCATCTCGCATAAATCATTTCTCGACATTGCATATCCATTCCAGTCATATGAAGAACGAAATAAAGCACTTGGTTGTTCGGAACCATCAATTGCATTACTTATATTAGAAAAACTAGAAAGATCTCTACCGTAACATATTGATTGTCCTGGAGTGTAAATTCCTATAAACATACCACCCGCAACCAAATCTCCAAACCGAAGAGTTGTTAATGGAATTGCAGTATATTCACACGGTAGATTGTTTTTTTCTGTGTAAAATTCTTTTGCGTTGCGTTGGATTCCTGTAAAAATTTTACCAGAATCAATGCAACTTGCTCCAGGAACTCCTAATTCTAAGGTTGATCCGTCACAACATCCTCCGGTTCCTTCTATACAAATAGACTTTTCTCCCATAATACATTTGGTTCCGATTCCTTGAAAAAACATTTTGTTTG